CCGAGTGAGCCGGTTCTGTCATTTCAAATGAACCTGTAATTTTAGCCGAAGATGCTACCGGCATCTGAGCAGTGAATAACGAGTTACAAACCCCGTGGTTGGACACTTCTAATTTAAGTGTGTCCCAATCCCACATTCCACCTAATCCTTCGTAATCCATCCCCCACATATCAAATTGGAATATTCCTTTTGACATCGGAGAACCTTTAAAGAATTCATATGGTTTGTATTCCCCTGATTTACATAATTCCATACTTTCGGTGATAGCCGCAAAGTAGATAGTTTCAAAAATCTCTTTATTCAGTTGTCTAGCTTCTTCAGATGTAAAGATGTAATCCATTAGATAGAATACGTCAGCAAGACCTTGTGTTCCAATAGCAATTGCTCTTTGTTCTAACCCGCCTTTTCTACCTTGTTCAGTCGAGTAACTATTGATATCAACAACTTTGTTAAGTGCTCTAACAACCTTTCTAACTTCATTATAAAGTAATTTAAAATCAAATTCACCTTTAATGATAAAGTTTTTTAATACCATAGAAGATAACGTACAAATAGCTGTGGTGTTCTCATCAGTATATTGGTAAATCTCATTACATAGGTTAGATTGTTTGATTACCCCAATATTTTGATGATTTGTTTTTCTGTTAGCATTATCTTTAGAACACAAATAAGGAACACCGGTTTCAACTTGTGATTCAATAATTTTATTCCAAACAGATTGTGCTTTAACTTTCTTACCTAAACCTAACTCAACCGCTCTTTGGTAGTTTTGTTCGTATTCTTCACCATAAGTTTCCTGTAATGGTTTGATACCCGCTTTTAAGATATCATTAGGACAGAACAAATACCAATCGTCATTATTTTTAACCGCATTCATAAAGTTGTCCGGTAACCATATTGATGTAAACAAATCTCTTGCTCTCATCTCCTCAGCCCCTGTGTTTTTCTTAATATCTAACAAGTCCAAAATATCTTTGTGCCAAGGTTCAATATAAATTGCGGCACTACCCGGTCTTCTTCCTTGTTGATTGAAGAAACGTAATGATTCATTCACAATTTTAAGATACTTTAATAATCCACCCGCAAATCCTCCTGATGAGTTAATACGACTTTCTTTACTACGAATGTTAGACATACATAACCCAATACCGGCAGCATCTGATGAATACGTTGAAATATCATTTAATGTTTGTAACAACCCGTTACGAGAATCCCCGTGATTGTATTTCAATACACAAGAAGCCAATTGTGGTGTTCTTGTTCCCGCGTTAATCATAATTGGTGTTGCAGGAGAAATAAGTTGATTTGATAATGATTGGTAATACTCAACAGCTTGTTCAAATGATTTAGTAACCCACAAAGCCACTCTCATATACATATGTTGAGGTCTTTCAATTACTCTACCTTCCGGAGTTTTCAACAAATACATTTCTGACAATGATTTCCACGCAAAATAATCAAAATTGTAATCATTCTCGTGATTAATTACAGAATCAATATTTTCAGGACCATATTTTTCAATAGTTTCCATTAACTTATCGTTAATAATTCCATCAACGTGTAATGTGTGCATTGTATTACAAAAACTATCATCAGTTTCTTTATGATATGATGAAATTGCAACTGAAGACGCTAGTCTTGAATAGTCGTGATGACTGCCGGTATAGGCGGCAGCGATTTCATAAACCAATTTATCCAACTCTTTTGTTGTAATAACACCCTCAGTAGGTACAGAAGTAATCACTTTAATGAACACCTCATCAGCATTAACGTTTAAACCTTTGGCTGCACGTTTAACTCTCTGATATATTTTTTGAGGGTTAAACGAAACTTCGTCCCCCCCTCTTTTCTTTATCTTTAATGACATCATATTAAAAATCCTCTGTAAATGTTAATGATTCACCTAATTTAGCTTTTTGGTACTCAACTGTTCTTGATTCAAAGAAATTACCTTTTGTTTCAACAGCAATTTGTTCCATAAACTTAAATGGTTGTTCTACGTTAAATTGTTTCTTACAACCTAACTTAACTAGTAATCCGTCAACAACGAATTCTAAATATTGTTTCATCAAGTTTGAGTTCATACCAATCAACGATACCGGTAAAGATTCTGTTATAAATTCTTTCTCAATCTCTAAAGCCGATAATAAGATTTCTCTAATTCGTTTTTCAGTTGGTCTATTCTCAACGTGATTGTTTAATAAGTGGATTGCAAAATCACAATGTAAATTTTCATCTTTGAAAATCAAAGAATTTGCGTTACATAAACCTTGCATAATACCTCTTGACTTCATCCAAAAGATTGAACAGAATGAACCTGAGAAGAAGATGCCTTCAACCGCTGCAAACGCCACCAATCTTTCTTGAAAAGTAGAATTCTCAATCCAATCTAACGCCCATTTAGCTTTCTTCTGAACCGCAGGTAATCTATCGATTGCGTGGAAACATTCATCTTTTTCGTCAGCATCAGAGATATAAGTATCAATCAATAATGAATACATTAATGAGTGAATGTTTTCCATCATAAGTTGGAAACCATAGAAAAACTTAGCCTCAGGGTATTGAACTTCTTTTAAGAAATTCTCCGCGAGGTTTTCGTTAACAATTCCGTCAGATGCCGCAAAGAATGACAATACATTCTTCACAAAAAATCTTTCATTATCAGTTAAATTTTCCCAATCTCTAATATCATTAGATAAATCAACTTCCTCCGCAGTCCAAAATGCTGCTTGATGTTGTTGGTAATATTCCCAAATATCATTATATTGAATTGGGAAAATCACGAATCTATCCGGATTTTCTTTTAATATTTTTTCTTCCATTTTTTTAATTTTGATTTTGTTTTTGTTCTTCTTTTTGTTTTCTCTTGTCTAACAAATCTTTGATTCTTTGTCTATTTCTTTCTTCAGTTTGTTCTTCAAGACCTAAGAACGTTACTGAACTTTCTGTGTCTATTTCTAACATACCATTATCAAATTTACAATTCTCAAAGACAATACCGTCATCACCAATACGTGATTTTGTAATTGCAATTGTAGCCAATTTCATTTCTTTTTGTTGTAGAGATTTAGCCACGGAAATGATTACGTGTCCAACCTGTGCTTTTTTGATAGAACCACCCATTTGGTCAGTAGTTACTACATCTGAAGATATTGAACTTCTATTACCCTGAGTAGCTGTCCATCCAACAATATCTAATTCGTGACACATAGCCTCAAATCCTCTCATTACTGAACCCTCAGATTTCCATTCATCACCTAAGTTTTTATCCGGAACCACACAGTCAATGTAGTCTAATAATACCATATCAATTTTTGTTCCTTCAGACATCATTTTTCTAATCTGATTCTTGATTTGCATCATTGTTACAGTATCAGATGGAAGTTTTTTAAGAATAAGTTGATTAGTCATTGTCTCCTTAACCGCTTTAACTTTTTCCATAACTTCATCTTTTCTTAAAGACAATTCATCCGGGTGGATTTTTGTCCATAAAGTAATGTGTTTACGTTGAATAATCTTTGGGTTATCCTCAAAGAAAATTTGTAAAACATTGTATCCCAAATTAAATGCGTGATTTGAGATTTTTGTTAGTAAAGTTGATTTACCAACACCAGTTGGTGCTAAAACAACACCGATTTCACCCTTCGCTAATCCACCTTTTAAGAGTCTATCTATTCCCGGAATACCCATCGGTATCGGGTGACGATAATCTTCGTTTAGAACCTCATCTAAGTTGCTGAAAACACTCTCAGTACCTTTGTCGTGTTCTCCAACTTGAAGAGCCTTGCTAACCATCTCTTCTAATGTATCATAACTCTCAAATTCACCGGTATCGATGATTTTTTGAGCTTTAACCATTACTTTTTGTAACTCTTGTTGTTTACAAAATTTCATAGATTTTTCTTGTACAAATTCAGCCCCATCAAGAGTTGACTCTTTCACCTTATTAAGGGTGTCAATAATGATTTTTGCCGCCAGAGGTTGTTGTATCTCAGATTTAGTAATTTGTTCTAAGGTGTCAAAGGTTGGTGTGTGTTCGTATTTTGAGTAATACTCTTTAATCATTTGAATAATTAATTTAAAGTATTTATTCTCAAAATAACTTGTTTCAATCACATCTATAATAGACCTTGAAAAGTCTTTGTCGATAATGATTTGGTTTAATAATTGTATCTGAAAGGTACTACCTAGATACTCGAAATTTTTGTTTGACGCCATATATTTTTCTTTTA